CGATTCAACAGACATTAATATTGTCTAAGACTCAAGATGCTAGCGGTACTGCGAATAGTTATCCAGCTTTAATAGTCGGCGGACTAGCGACTTCAACGCATTTGGAATTAGATGCTAATGAAATTATAGCAAAATCAAATGGGACTTCAACTGCTGATTTATATCTAAATACTGATGGTGGTATCGTGCATACTGGTGGGTCAATACGTATACATGGAAGAACAATATATACTCATGCTCCATTAACTAAAGGAACTAATCCAAGCGCCTAGCAAGGAAGTTTTTGGGCTATAAATGATCAAACTAATAATGTAGAGACAGCAAATCGTATAGGCATGTATTGGTGCCGTATTGAAACGGATGGCACAGCTAAAAATGGTATGTATGCTTATGCTTATACAGCAGGTAGTACAACAACAACAACACTTTCAGTTGGTATAAATAAAGACGGTACTAATAAGCGTACATATACCGATGCTGCAATATATGGTGCAGTATGGAACGATTATGCAGAATATCGTGCCTCGATTGCGAAAGAACCTGGCAGAGTATTAGTAGAAGATACTGATGGCATTATGAAAATAGCGCAATCACGTTTATTGCCTGGTTGTCGCGTATTTTCTGATACGTTTGGTATGGCAATTGGAGAAACAGAAAAAGACAATACGCCTATAGCAGTAAGCGGACGTGTACTTGCATATCCATATCGTAATAGAAGTGAATATCATTTAGGTGACGCAGTATGTTCAGCGCCAAATGGTACAATAGATATAATGACACGTGAAGAAATAATGACATATCCAGAGCGTATTATTGGCACTGTTAGCGAAATTCCTACATATGAAGAATGGGAATGTGGCTATTGTTATACGAGTACAGAAAAAGATAAAACTCAAGTTAAATCCAAAGTAAAAGTCAATGGACGTATCTGGATTTATGTAAGATAATAAATGGAAATAACACATATTAATGGACAATAAGTCCAGGAGGTAATGAATATGTTAAAATTAATATTTAATGAAGATTTTTCTCATGCAGTGATGTCAAGTAGTTTTAGTCAATCTACAATTTTCCAAATTACTAACTACTCTACTCGTCAAGTAACAATGAATTTTAATATTGACGCAGCATCTATTAATAATCTAGTAGCTTTTGAAGATACTCCAATTACTAAGCTACGTGTACAGGATGAAAGCGGCGAAGTAATTATGAATCTAACTCTTAGTGTTAATAACCTATACATCCTAAGTTATAGCACAAACATCTATGATGGCGGCCAGAGCACCAATGTCAGCATCGGTCAAGTCAATATACCAGAGACAAATAATGAGGGAGAAGGAGAATAATCCTTCTCCCCTTTTTAAAAGGGGTGATTACCAATGGCACATAAAATGACAAAAAGAGGTAATATAGATAATATAATTACTTTTGAACATTTTTGCGATACCAAAGCCGATATGGCAGATATAGACCCAAACGAAATTAATCTTGGCTCCGTGTGCGTGGTTCTTGCTGATGAATCCGCGGGCGGAGTTTTAAATTTCTATCTAGCTAAATCTGATAAAACTTGGGTTCAAGCATAAGGAGGGATAATATGGATATAGTTGATATTATTCTTGCTCGTGCTAAATCTTTTACAGGAGAAACTAAAACTCTAATACAACAAGCACAAAATGCCATGGAAAAAGCAAATGAAGTTGCTACTATTTTACAAGACGCGCAAGACGCAAATGCCGCGGCATAGATAGCAAACGCAAATGCTTAGGCCGCGAATGAAGCCGCCCAAGCAAGCGCGGCGGCATATGATGATATTGTTAATGATATTAATGACGCGGCGGAAAATATTATTAATGAAAAGATAGCAGAAGCCACTGATGGCTTAGCGGTTGTTGATGAAGCCGTTATAGATACATTAGGAGATAATATAAATTCTGATTTTGCTTTAACTAAAAATATTACACGCCGCAATGATGCCATGGAAACTGATATTACTTTAAATCTAATAGGTGAAGACACTACAACGGCGCATGGGGTTGTAAAAAATTATACAACCTATGGTGATAATGAAGACGGTTCTATGACACAAAAAGCAATTAAAAACTATGTAGAAAATGCTGTTAGAAATTCTGGTGGTGGCGGCAGTGGTGGCAACACCAATCTCGGCGGAGATAATGCCGGTTCTGTTGTTGTTGTTGGTCCCGACGGCAACATCATCGCTGGCGATACATCAGAGCAATCTATTATTGAAGCACTAATTCGTACTGGCGTTTATCACGCGAAAGATGCTGTTGGTGCTACAATTGACTATGAAAATAAGAGTATTAGTCGCTCACAAGAAGCAACTGCGGATACCAATTTTGGTGACTACATAATGTATGATGGCCGTAAGCGTTGTAATGTAAGTGACGATGGCAGAATTACCGCGTTCTATGGCGACGCTAATTATAAAGATGATGGTAGTAATGGTCAGGTTATGGTATATTAGCCAAAATTTTACTATCAGCGTATTCCTATCAATACTACTAATGCGGCGCTTGGTAAAATTATTCGTAAAGAATCTTTAATTATTTCTCCAACCGCGCAGTCTGGCTTTAAACTTCATCCCGCGTTTATAGATGAGAATGGTAATGAATTAGAATATATTCTAATTTCTGCTTACGAAGGCAGCGTATATGACACTTCCGCTGCGGCATATATCCAAGAGGATAATGCTGGTATTGATTTCGCAGCTGATAAGCTATCTTCTGTTGCTGGTGTAAAGCCACTTAGCGGCGAACATAATACGTTAACAGTTGCTAGCGCGGAAAAATTAGCCAATAACCGCGGCGAAGGATGGCATATCACTAATACAAAAGTATGTAGTTTAGACCAAATGCTTGCTCTTGTAGAATATGGTACATTTAATATTCAGAATGCTCTTGAAAGTGGAGTTAGTTATTTAGAAAATATTTATACATACAACCGTGCTTGTTATACTGGTTCTACCGCGGCGTTAGGTAATACTTCTGGCGCGGCAACAACCAGTACTAATAAAGTGAATGGTACTACCAATAATTATGGCGAAAATGGTAAACGTTCTATTTCTTATCGCGGCGAAGAAAATCCATACGGTAATATCTGGAAATTTATTGCTGATATGAATATATCTGGTGATGGTACGGTCGGCGGCGGCATCCCATATATTTGTAAGAATTATAACTATGCTTCTACTATCACAGATGATTATGAATCAGTTGGTATGGTTCTACCAAATCGTAGTGATTGGATTTCTGGTATGGGATATGGTGACGAAAAATATGACTGGCTCTTTATCCCAGCAGAAGCAACTAATGCTAATAGCGCCACTCCTGTTGGTGATTATGTTTGGATTATTCAAAATTTAAATAAAGTCGTTTCTATGGCTTTCGGCGGCGACTGGCTTTTCACTACAAAGAATGGTATGTTCTTCTATGCCTTTGACCGCGATATGAACTATTCTGCCGCGACTTTCGGTGCGCGTTTAGTATATATGCCAAAGAAAAATAGTATTCACGATAGTAATTATGCTCTATGGCGTTCTAAAATAGGAGGTTGATTGGTATGAAAAATTATGGCAAGGTCCAGAGTTTAAATCAGCCCCAAGAAATTGAGATAAAAGAAGAGAAAGTTTTTCTCGCATCAAATATACAGCCCTACACAACAGTTGTTGAAGATAAAGAAGAAAGTGGTTATGAATATGATTATGTAGAATATACAAAAGATGAATATATTAAACTACTTTCTCAGCAGTCTCAACGCCTTGAAGAAGAGTTAGCCGCGGCAAAAGTTCTATTGGGGGTGGAGTAATTTATGACATTACTTGAATTAGCGCGTAAATTGCGCCCTTATATAGAGAAAGCCGCGCTTTCTCTTGATGATACTGATGCGCTTGAAGCGCCAAATTTGTTTCCTAATTGGATACCAGATAAAGCAGATGGTTATCAAGCAGGAGACCGTGTAAGATATGATAATGTTTTATACAAATGTTTACAGGCGCATATACCACAAGAGGCATGGACACCAACAGCAGCACCTAGCTTATGGGCAAAAGTATTGATTCCAGATGAGAATGTTATTCCTGAATGGGAGCAACCAGATTCTACTAATCCATATATGATTGGTGATAAAGTTAGCTTTGATGGCAAGGTATATGAATCTGTAATTAATAATAATATTTGGAGCCCTGCTGCTTATCCAGCAGGATGGAAAGAAATATGATGAGGTGATAGATAATGGGATATAATAAAACAATATGGAACGCGAAAGACATTATTACGCGCGAAAAAATGTAGAAAATTGAAGATTAGTTAGAAGCATTATCTAATGCCGATAATATGAATATACATATTTGTAATAATAATGAATATAATGCGTCTGGCATCCCTACAATACAAAATCCAGGTGAGACAACTATTTATTTAACCCCTAGTGGAAATAATAGTAATGATACTTTTACAGAATGGATTTATGTAAATAATGCTTGGGAAAAATTTGGTAATGGTAATGTACAAGTAAATATTCCTACTAATGTAAGTGCTTTTATTAATGATGCTGGATATTTAACTTCACATCAGGATATTAGCGGGAAGGCTAATAGCGCGGATTTAGCAGCGGTTGCTACTAGTGGCTCATATAATGATTTAATTAATAAGCCAACAATTCCAACATCAGGAATAATGATTGTGCATCAACTTATAGAGGATGATACGTTACCAGAAGAAGACCAAGTAAAATATCTAGATAAAACTTGGGAAGAAATACACACAGCAATGGAAAATAATAATTTAATAATAATTCCAATAAATAACCAATATACAGATTTTGGCGACAATGATGAAGAAATAACTGTGCGCATGTTAGGTTTAAGCCTCGTTTAGTACGTACAGAGTGGCGGTGCCGACGGATATGTAGTATCCACCGGAATGAATGACTACTCCTCTGATAATATAAATGGCCGTCTTGTACTAAACAATATAAAATAAAATAATGTTTTAATATTTGACTTTTTTAAATTTTTATGCTATAATATTTATAGTGAAGGGGGAGAAAATAAAGTCTCCTCTTTCACAAATAAAACACAGGATAGGAACTGTGGAATTATAAGGAGAGGAACTTATATGAAATTTTATAGTGAAAAACTAAACCGTCTTTATGATAGTCAAGCGGAATGCGAAAAGGCTGAATTTGAAGCAAAGGAAGCCGAAAATCGCGAGAAGATTCTCGCGGAACGTAAAGCCGCGGAAGCTAAGGCACAGAAGGAAAAGGAAGCCGCAGAGCGCAAGATGATGGCCGCGGAAGTAGATGAAGCGTATAAGGCTATGGCCGCAGCGCAGAATGCGTATAAGACAAAGCTTGAAGCATTTGTTAAAAAGTATGGCTCCTACCATACCTCCCTAACCGGTAAGGATGTTCCAAGTCTTTTTGACATCTTTAATCCTTTTCTTCTAACTCTATAAGAGTTATGGGCTGATTTCCAGCCCTATAATGGGGAGTAATCTAACAGTTTGGATATGCGGCTTTGACCCGCAGTGAGATGGTGCAACCCCATCCTCCCTAGCCAGTAGTGCCCAACACGCCTCTTAATATGCGAACCACGTTGGGACATTATATGGGTTCTTCTCGCGGCCGCCCGCCATGGGAAAGAGAAGCGAGCGTTCCAGCAGGCTTACGTGTAAACGCCGCTAGGAGTACATCCCCTATAATAAAGTTGTTCTAGAGCAATAGATGCCGGTTTTCATAAGGGCCGTTATTTTTACTTATGATGGGGTGACATCAACCCATAAATCGTGGTCGTGGTGAACGGCATAGACAATCCGCACGGGTTATGCACGTGATAACATACGCAGGCGCACCGCGAAATTGTACGCACGCGATAGGTAGCAACGCGAGCTATCTTCGCACTCTACCTTTCCACTTATATTAGGATTCCCAACCCTTGCGGTGGAAAGGTAGTTTAATATTTGACTCATAGTAAAAATTATGTTATAATTTTTATAGAAACGGAGGAAATGAAGTATGGATTATGAGCAGATTGAAGTAAATGGCCCGACTCCTGTGTATTATGATTTAGACTATTCCGAAGTTGAGTGGAATTTCCTTGAAGAAATTGGAATCGAAGCGGAAATTTATGAAGATTAATGTTTGACTAGAAACAAAAATTATGATATAATAAATATGTTGAAAGGGGATAAGAAAGATGATTGATGAAATTACTTGGCAGTATATGACCCATGTTTATCGTTTTGCCGATGAAGATGAATTTCAAGATTATCTTGATTATATAAATTCTGACGAAGAAGTATTTGACACAGAAGAAAATTCATGATATAATAAGTAAGGAAAGGCGGTAAGAGTATGTATACTTGGCATCCTGAATCTTGGAGTCAGCAAGCGCGCAGAATGTGTGATGATGAAATCTGGTCTGTTAATAGCGGATGGAGTACCATTGAAGGCGCGATACATTTCTTCTCTAATTCTTATCGCGCCCCAATTATTCGACATCGCGCGGCGAAGCGTTTTGGTCGCTATGTGCGCGCTGGTAAAGTAAAGAATAATTGGGAAGAGTATTATAAGCATTTTCCTGATGAAAAATAATGGGGATGTAGCTCACTTGGTAGAGCAATTGCCCTGCAAGCAATAGGTAGTGTGTTCGATTCACATCATCTCCACGACGCCGCGAGGATGACTGGGCGACGGCAATGAAGCGGAGTCATGACCGCATCGCTTTCCCGAGATACTGATAACATCAACTCGTTAAAGGTTGAAATAGAACCGTAATACGGATGTTATACGCGTAGCAGACAGGACAAATGGCTAAGTCACTAGGCTCATAACCTAAGAGGACCGAGTTCGACTCTCGGGTCTGCCACCAGGGCCAGCACTGCCCGAAATAGGTGCCGTGGGGAACGCCAGCGCGGATCTGGTGAGGGCGAATATCATTATCTAAAAGATTTGGTGCAAGACCAAACCAAGGATGGAGCGTAGAGAGCGCTTTTAGCATTTGATTCTCGGACGCGAGATAGCCCCGCTCAAGGGCGGCCACCCAAGAGCGTAAATTAATACCAGTAGTTTAGCGGGAGAATACTCGTCAGGTGGCGAGAGGTATTGGTTCGAATCCAATCTGGTGGTGAGAGAACACCTAAAAAGCACAGAGTCGAGAGGCAATGGCTCTCTAAAGAAACGCCGAGCCCATTCCATGAAATGGTAAAACTGGATACATGACCCAGTATAAAAAGGTGCCGCGCCGATAGACCGCAAGTTCGCAATAGTCTATGGATTGGGGCAATGACAGGACTTTGTGGCAAACTAAGCCCCACAACAAAAGGGATAGACCACAACGCTGAGGAAAACTGCGTAACAAAAAGGGAAGGTAAGCGCCCAATAATGGCCCAATTTAGGTGCCCAAATGCCGTAATTAGCATACTGGTTTGAATCCAAAATTCAGAAGCTTCGGATTGTATGTTAGGAAGAATAGGTTAAATGGAGTTTGAAGAACAGCCAAAAGCGCAAAGTGAAGGGTTACGTACTTATACCAAATTTACTCGGCGCTATATAAAAGAGGAGTAAAATAAAGTACCTAGCGTTCCAGAAAATGAGAATGAATGGTTTTCATCGCTAGTTGTCGTTACATGGTCTAGACGTTAAAAAGGCTATGACGCCAATCAGTGAGTGATTGGGGCAAGAAGCGCAGCGACTTTTTATTGAGTAGCCAGATACTCTATAGGTGAAAAACGGGAAGGAAGGAAATACGCGTGTCCTTACTGGCTCTGTGGAGTTGATCACCACAACCAGAGAAGCAGAATACCCGTGACTGCTCCCGTCACATAGTGTAGCCAAAGTGGATACACGACCCACTATAAAAAGGTGCCGCCCTGGCAGACGGCAAGTTCGCAATAGTCTGCCTTTTACGCTCGGTTGGATTAACGGTTAGATCGGCGGCCCTTCAAGCCACAGACATGAGTTCAACTCTCGTACTGAGTACTCTCACCTGAGCAAAAGCGGTGACTAAACCGATGTGTGGTTGACTGACCTTAAAGTCTTTAATGGTCTCGTAGTGTAATTGGTTAACATCTCCCGCTGTCACCGGGAAGATTACGGAATCGTACTCCGTCGAGACCGCCAATCATATATAAACCTCCATGGTCAGCCCGTTAGACCTAAAATGGCGGGATACTTACCTGGTTAGCTTAACTGGATAGAGCACGCGGCTACGAACCGCGAGACAGGAGTTCAAGTCTTCTACTGGGTGCTCGTGCTTTGAGATCAAATGTGGCTTCAGCAGTATAAATATGTAATGCCAATGTGAGATTATGACGTGAGCCTTTAGCTTTAAAGACTATTTAAGTGTGCGGAAAGGACGAATTCTCACTAAACTACCACTGGCACGACGAATCATTATTGAGGACGTGATATGTGGCTTAGCGATTTAGCAGCACACTATAATAAAAAGACAACCGAAGTAAGTGAAAATTAGGCTTTAGTATAAATTATATACTAAAGCTAAATGCCCGATTAGTCCAGTTGGTAGAACGGCAGACTGTTAATCTGTATGTCGTAGGTTCGAGCCCTACATCGGGCGCTCTTTTAGGCGAGTTAACTGCAAAATTACATAGGATAATTGAAAATTGCTATTTGTTTTCATAGAAAGTTCAAGTCTTTCAAATTTCCTCGCCTAGTATTTTAAATTAAAATGAGGTAATTAATATGAATGATGTAAGACTCAAGATTCTTCCTCCCTGGGTTATTGTGATTAGAAAGTTTGAAGCTCTATTTGATGGTGACCCTCAGATTGCATGTAATTGTAATTTCGGCGGCGGCGCTCCTTCTATTGTTTTCGCTTGTAATAATGGTGATAAGGTCGCGGCACTACTACAAATTCTACCAGAAGAAATTAACTTTGGTAATGTAAAGTTAAAAGTTATGGTAGATGGTACTCCTTCTAATCGTGTGTTTACTAGCAAAGTCGAACTATTTGATACTGCTTTTAAGGGTAATCCCGCGTATGCGTATTCTGTTTGTCCCGCGGAAGAAGGGTATCAGTGGATTGGCACTACATATGTTGTATTTAATAATTGTGTGGTTCAGTTCGCGGCGGATAATCTAAATGATTGTCATGGTATTATTAGTACTCTATATGAGACTATTGCAGATGAACTATTGACTGGTCCAGCGACAGATGGCGTATTCTTTAATACCAATGTAGAGCGCGCTAATCTTGGTAAGCCCCTTGGAGAGTGGCCGTAATGACAAAAGCAGCAGTATATAGTGGCACCAAAAATGTTTATTAGGAATTATTAACTGCTGCGAAGTCCTTATTAGAACATTCTGACGTAGAGAAAATTTATTTTTTGATTGAAGATGATATTTTCCCTTATGAATTGCCCAAAGAAATTGAATGTATAAATGTAAGTAATTAGGTCTATTTTGATAAAAATGGACCTAATTATGATAATGTTTGTACTTATATGGTATTATTACGTGCGGCATACTCTAAAATATTTCCTAATTTAGATAGAATTTTAAGCATAGATATGGATACAATAGTTAATGAAAACATTTCAGATTTATGGGATTTAGATTTAACTAACTATTATATCGCGGCAGTAGAAGAAACAGAATTAAGTGAAGAAGAAGGCTCATATTTTAATATGGGTGTAGCTATGCTTAATTTGAAAAAAATCAGAGAAGATAAAAAAGATGATGAAATGATTGAAGCAATAAATACATATTGGTATAGATATAAAGAACAAGATTGCTTCAATGAATTTTTCCGCGGTTATGCTTTAATATTACCAAGCGATTATAATTGCTGTATGTAGGCGGCAGAACCACAGCGAGAAAAAATTACTCATTTCGCAGGATTATATAAATTAGATAAATACCCGCATTTCAATTATTATCGAAATTTACCAATAGATAAAATATAGAGAAATATATAGGATAAAATTACATTAGATATAATTATCGCGACATATAAGAATAAAAAAGGTTTAAAAAGAACTTTGGATTCTATTGAAAAGCGCGATGATGTAAATATAATTGTAGTAGATGATTGCTCTAATTTAAACTATGACGATATTTTAGAAGAATATCCATATATTTCATTCTATTAGTTAGAAACTAATTCCGGACCAGGAATGGCGCGGCAATATGGAATTGAACATAGTAATGGAACATATTTTACATTTTTAGATACAGATGATTATTTTTATGACGGCGGCTTAGAAACCATTTTAGAACAAATAAATAAAAATACATATATAAAAATGTATGATTTCTCATACGTGTATGATGATAATAATCATTTAAATGATATATGGGATGATAAAACAATCGGTAGTGTATATAAGCGTTCATTTGTTGAAATGTATAATATTCATTTCTGTAAAAAAGGCTCATACGCCAATGAAGATTATGGTTTTAGCCGCGCTTGTAGAATAATTTTAAAACAATTACATTTAGATGGTTTCGCTAAGGCAAATAAACTAATAAAAATTCCTGTTTTTTATGAACATATTGATAAAAATTCTGTAACCAAAAAAAATAATTCGGAATTTTTTTATACAAAATTAAGTAAAGGAATTATTATAAATGGTGTTCACGCTTTAAATATCGCAAAACAAGCAAAAATTACTCCTAATGTAATAATGTTTGAACTCAATTATATGATGGCACAAGAATATTTTTTCTTTTTAAGTGTATTATATGAGCGACAAGATTTAATAGATGATGTGTGGGAAGCAATACGACAATTTTATTTTGAAAACTATCGTGTTTATGAAAAATTTTGTTCAAAAGATTTGCTTTCTTTGTTTTTTAAAATAACTATGCCTCGTATTAAAACGCGGATTAAAAAATGGCAAAAAATAAAACCATTTAATATTATGAAATTTGTATAGGATTTGAAAACAAATGAATTTATACCCTTTGAATATTTGACATAAAATAAAAATTATGTTATAATAATTATGTTGAAAGGGAAAAGATAACTAATTTATAGACCCGTCAGCAAATTACTTCTTTTTTGACTGTTAATCAAAAGGCTATTGGTTCGAGTCCAATCGTATTCTACGGAATATGTAGCTCAATTGGCGGAGCATTATAAGCGGGTCTAGTTTCCGGGTGGTAGCACAGTAGGTAAGCGCGCGAACCTGATAAGTTCGAGGTCGATGGTCCGAGTCCATCTCACCCGATTACCCGAGCGACGGGGTGTCGGTCGTGAAGTTTCCATAGCTACTTGTCCCGACAAGCGGTAGGACTGAAGTTGAGGATTGGAACATTAGAAAGCACGGACATTAATGCGTAGACCCGCGCCATGTCGCGGCGAGCAACGCGTCTAGCATAGACGTAAGACTGCAATGTACATATGGAACAGATATTTAGGGCGGTGTTTAATGAGCACAGCCTACGGGAAATTTCTCGTTTGACCAGCAAGTCAAAAACTGCCTATGGACTGGGTGAGATGCCCCGGGTCCACCGCGATTGGGGTATGGAGTCGCATCGACTCTGATACTAGTTATACTCCTTTCACCAGCGTGGATGTTCCGCGCGATCGTCTGGCCACTCGACAGGTAGTGGTTGTAATTAGGAGTCTTGATACGGTATTAGGCTTAATACTCGCCGTGCGTTGAAGCTGAACGCAAAACAAATCCTAATTATTGTGCACCATTAGTGTAGCGGTAACATCTTTGCCTTCCAAGCAAATGTGGCCAGTTCAAATCTGGTATGGTGCTTTAAAGACACATCAGCAATTATTCTTTTGCAACAGGTGCCCGTCAAGTGTTGGTGCAACTCCAACTCACCGCAACATGCGGTGGTCGCTCAATAGTAGAAGCGCGGTTATAAGTGTGTCTTGTTTTCATGCCGCTGTGGTGGAATAGGCAGACACAGCAGACTTATATAATTTGAGCACTTGGATACGAAAGTTCCAATGTGAATGTTCCCTAATTCGGCGAAAGTCCAAATTGGATTACGCCGAGCTAAATGGGATTACGCTAAAAAAATTTTTTCCAGAGAGTAAATTAAAATGGTTTCCTTGTAATGTAGTCACTCTTATAATGAGGTGATGAATATGCGAAATGATATTATTGAACGCAAAGAAGAAATTCTCCAATGGATTAATGAAGGACAATCAAAAGCGAATATGGCGCGCGAACTTAGGTGTAAGCCTGAAACTTTAAATCGTTATCTTAATCTTTGGAATATAACTTACGATGGAAATCAAAGTGGTAAAGGTACTACAAAAATCAGTAATCGTGGTATGAATTTAATGGAATATCTTGCTGAAAGTAAAGATATTCAAACTAATAAAATTCGCCGCAAATTACTTGAAGAAGGATATAAAGAATATAAATGTGAATGTTGCGGGAATACCGAATGGATGGGTAAGCCCATTCCGCTTGAAGTTCATCATAAAGATGGAAACCGCAATAACAATACATTAGAAAATTTTGAACTTCTTTGTCCTAATTGCCATGCTTTTACTGATAGTTATCGTGGAAAAAATAGCGCAATCTCTAAATGTGTAGAGACTATATAGGAACCACCTAAGTCATAAGATATGGTGAAAACATAGTCCAGACTACAACGCAGTAATGCGGCCATAGTAATATGGAGTAGTAAGAAAATCTGCTGCTCTTATGAGCGTGCCGGTTCAAGTCCGGCCAGCGGCACCAAATGTCCTCGTAACAGAATTGGCATATGTACCGCGCTCAAAACGCGGGTTCTGTGGGTCCGACTCCCACCGAGGATACGTCCAGTTGGCGCAATTTGGCAGACGCGCATGGTTTAGGCCCATGTTTTTGAAGGTTCAAATCCTTTACTGGACATTAGTATTTGACTTTTCTTCAAAATTATTATATAATAATTATGTAAGAAAGGAGCGAATGGAATGAAATTACTTTTTCTTAACGAAGAAGAAAAGAAAGCATTGATTAAATTATTAGTTCCTTTGGCTACCTCTTCAAAAGGTAATTATGAATTAACAACTATTTTAGAAAAATTGGATTGGAGAGCTTATGAGTATGCGTTTAAGCATCCTAAAGAAGATAAGCATTTGACTTTTCCTTAAAATTATGTTATAATAAATATGTAAACGATGGGGCGTAGGCTAATGGTAAACCAGCTGACTCTAAATCAGTCAATAAGCGGCTTTGAACCCGCTATTCTCAGTTCGACCCTGAGCGCCCTAGCCAATTTTTAAGCGACCATTACAGCAATATTTTATTTATAATTGGAATTTATAAAATATGGTCGCGTTTTTTCGGGGTATAGCGCAGTTGGTAGCGCGCCAGTTTTGGGAACTGGATGCCGCAAGTTCGAGCCTTGCTACTCCGACTTATAAAAAGAAAGGAATCAATATGACAGCGCAAGAAGTAGTTTGGTTTATTAATCACAAATACGGCGAACAGGCGTATATTGTAGAAACAAACGACCAAATCTTACTATTTACGAAAGAATCCAAATGGATAATCAATAAAAATGATTATTCCAAATTTCATTGCTATACTTTATTTCACTCCAATAATAAGCAAGGAAATGGATTTCATGTACAAATGCGCGGCAATCATATTGATTTTTTAGTTTATCAAGCTATTATGCATGATAATAAAGAGATTTTTTCTAATCGTGAAACTTGGGATAGTTTTCAAAATGCTTGGGAATTATTTCTTCTTGGACGAAAAATTGAAGCAGAAATTAATGCGTGGGAATGGATGACAAAATAAAATTATCCAGAAAGGTAAAGTAAAATGAAAATTAACTATTGTCCAGTATGCGGAAGAGAACACAGAGATTTTAATAACGACATACGCTTTCGTTGTAGATATTGCGGCGCAGAGTTTTTAAATTGGGAAGATGAATTACACGAAGAACTTGAAAAAATGTTTGTTGCTCCTAAGTATGAAATGCGATTTGATAAAAAAGACCAACGAAATTATAGCGTACCCATATGTAGCGCGTGCGGAGCACAGCTGTTTGATAAATCACTAATGCATTATTTTAAAACATGCCCTAAATGTAGAAGACAAATTTTATACAAAGGACGGTAAAGTAAGATGACTAAAGGAGTAGTTATTTTATCAGAATGGACAAGTATGTCCGCACTAGGCGGTTCTATGTTAAGTATCGGCTTTATTTGTGTTATTCTATTCGCTTTACTTGCAATATTCGGTAAAGAAGTTATTAGTAATAATTAGCTCTGTGTATTTATTATTGTGTCTGTTATTGGACTTGGCCTATGTATCGGATCATTTTTTATGCCTGAGGATCATGGATACAAGATAACTTTAACTGACGATGCTAACTTTTCAGAAATAGTAGAGCATTATGAAATTATTAGCGTCGATAACTTGATATTAAAAGTAAGAGAGCGGTGAAGTGGAATGAATGAAACAGGCTTAAAAAAGACCCGAAAGTATTATCGTCTATGTGGTATGTGCGGGAAAAGGTATGAACAGAAACAAATGAAAAGAACAACATATAGCAAAAATGGGTGGCTTTGTAAAGAGTGCTATGAATCGGATGAATATTTAGATTTTGATAACAATACAGGAGACCCAATTGGATGGGATTCTAATGAGTGGTAAAAGAATAAAATGAAATTATATACTTCCTATTGGGCGCAAGTGCGCAATTTTCCACAAAATCTTATTGGCCTAAATACTACTGTTTTTCCGCCGAAGTGGCGTCCGCTCGGATAGGACGCGCGCGGAATATGGGTAATTGATTGCCCACCATTAAAGCCCGGCGCGGAATGCGATGGATTATGTAATGGTAAATGCGCACCTAAGCATCCACAAGATTGTTCTTTTCTACAAATATATTCAAATCAATTAGATAAAATTGATTTTAAACTTTTCATGTCTAAATTATTTAGCTTACATGAACGTATCGCATATGATAATGATATAAAAAATTATGATTTCGCATTTATTGTATTTGAAAAATATGACAATCCTTGTAGTGAGCGATGGCCAATACAAGAATGGCTTAGAAAAAATGGAGCGATAATAGAAGAATGGACGAAAGAGAATATAATAAACAACTAATTGAAAAATATCCATTCCTAATGCCATATAATGTATGGACTGGTAAACCAATTGAAGATTATGATTATGAATATATATGGCTAGATGATATGCCGGACGGTTGGCGCAACGCATTTGGTTTACAAATGTGCGAAGAACTAAAACAGGCTCTTCTTGAAAAAGGCGGCGAAAAACTTTTAAGTAAATTTCGTATTCATTAGATAAAAGAAAAATTTGGCGGCCTGCGTTTTTATACTAATTGGACAACGCCAGAAATAGATAAAATAATTGATAAATATGAAAATATAAGTTATTCAACTTGTATCCGTTGCGGTGCGCCCGCGAAGTGGATTACGAAAGGATGGATTTCTCCTTTCTGCGATAAATGTAAGCCCGATGAAAATTGCGTAGAAATTGAAAAGTTCTACGAAGAAAATACTTGACTTATAATAAAAATTATAGTATAATTATTATACAAAGAGGAAAGGAGCAAGAAAAATGCGTGAGTACAACATGAAGTCTAAGAATCGTAGGAAGCATCAGCGGTGGCTTAATCACTATTGCAGAGCAATTAATAAGTCTATCGCAAACGACCCGCTTTGGCTTGGGCGCTTTGTAGTTGAACAGGTTAGAACCGAGATGGATTGGTTTGATGACAAGAGCGGCGGCCTCATGTATTGTGAGCTTCGTTTCCGCGATAAGAAAACCGGGAAAACTAAACTATGGGATACCGACTGCCTTGAACTTGAATATAAGTCTTGGCTTAAAATGAATAACTTTATTGTAGAAGATTGTGCTGTTTGGGAAAATGAACATCCATATGAAGAAGTGAGGGATTATAGAAATGTCAAGTGAAGAAAATAAAGGACAGGTTGAATTTACTTTTTGGCCTGGCGGTGAGAATCCACATGAGCGGCGAACAGAACTAAGCTTTGATATTCCAAGTGATGTTGGTGTTGATGAATTATGCGATTGCTTTGCTTCATTCCTTGTCGCACTTGGATACCATCCAAATACTATTAATAAGTATATTCCCGGGAGCTATTAAGCTCTCTTTCGGGCCCTAGCTCAGCAGGTTAGAGCAGCGGTCTTATAAACCGCAGGTCCTGGGTTCGAGTCCCAGGGGCCCGACCATTAGTTGCGGCGTTGGTAATGAGACCCGTAGCAAGAGGCCGAATAGTATCCGCAACTCTTCCGCCGCGATTATGTAGGAATAATTCAAAGGATAGAATATAAGTCTTCTAAACTTACAATTTGAGTTCGAGTCTCAATTCCTATATTTATAATACGCGTCGGTACGACTAGTTGGCGATGTCACCTGACTGTAAATCAGGCACAAAGAAACACCGTTGGTTCGATTCCAACCCGGCGCATCAATCGACGGACCCAACCGCACGTCGTTAAAATGGGCACGAATCGACAAATATTGAGGCTAGCCTTGTCAATATTTGTAGTGTTGGGACATATGCGCCATTAGCTCAGTTAGCAGAGCACGACACTTTTAATGTCGGTGTCCGGAGTCCGATTCTCCGATGGCGCACCAAGGGGAGTGATGTAATTGGCAGCATATTAGTCTCCAAAACTAAGTGTTGGGGTTCAAGTCCCTGCTCCCCTGCCAAATGCGTCCAATTCTCGTCGGCCGGGAGTGGGCCTGCAAAGCCTTTGTTAGTTGGTTCAACTCCAACTGGACGCTCTAATAAAGGAGAAATAATTATGGGATTATTTAGAAAGAAGACCGAACCGATTATTCCTACGCGGCAATGCCCGCATAAGTGGAAAGATTTTGATTGGTATTTAGAAGCCAGTATACAAGATAATTCGTATGGCAAATATGAATACTCTATAAGAATATATGAACCATATGTATGCTTGCTTTGTAAAGAGCGTCAAGATAAGCAATTAGAAAATATTAGTGGCTCTACTTATGAAAAGAGAACCTTCTTCAACCAAGTACAAACTATTAAAAAACAATACGCCGAGCATCTACGCGACCGCGCGGTAATTGAAGATCAAATTCAAGATACATTAATGAATATTGATAGAATGTATTTAGAAATTTGGGAGAAAATTAAAAATGGAGGACTAGAAAATGGTAGAAACATCAACAACAACAGCGAAGGAAAATCCATCTAATTATACTTCTTATGGTTGGGTCTGTCCTAAATGCGGCGCTGTTATGTCTCCGTGGGCATCATATTGTATAAATTGTCACGGTAATACATTTATGTAGCCATATTGTGCTTGGCATGGTATCATTCCGCCAGCATACGGCCCAACAGTTACAAAAGATAAAGTAGAAATTACATGTTAATTATTTGACTTTAAATAAAATTTATGCTATAATATTTACAGAAAGAAAGAGAAAGGATGATGATTATGCGTAAAACTTCCCGTCGTGTAGTGTTTTCTTCCTCTTGGAGTCGCGCTCGTCAGGCAGAAGAACTTGGCGAGTGGCAGACTAAGGCGCGGAACATTTAAATTACGGCCAATATCCACGCGCCACCGTAGTGATTTAGAAAAAGTAGCGCTTAAATTTTTCTAAACGCAACTGCGAATTTTGGTTGGTTCCGTTCAGTATAAATAAAGAACCAACTACCTTGGAGAGACGGTAATTATGTTTTCAAGTCGTGCACTCCGCTCTGGGTAATAGAGAAAAATAAAGCCCCTAGAAAACAGGCCGCGGTGGCTATCCGCGTCGCCATAGAACAAAAACTAGCCACAATGCATTGGGGTTTCTAATAAACCTCGCTTCGGCGGAAAATTTGCCGTTACGGTGTGCGGTAAACACCGTTTCTTTGGTGCTATACTCAAGTGGTGACGAGGGCGATTTGCTAAATCGCTAGGTTGGAGAAATCTAACGCGAAGGTTCAAATCCTTCTGGCATCGCCATTTTAAAATTAAAAAGGAGAGAATAATATGTATTTTTACACTGTGGTTTATATGGATGACGATTATATTGAGCAGACTGAAAAGGGAATTGTTAGCGCTGATACTTACGGAGCCGCGGCGGACAGGGTTGTTGAATACTATCATCTTGATAGTATTATAAACGTTACTCTTGAACAGTGCTATGATAATGTTATTCCTGCTGAAGAAATTGCCTCTATAGCATAATGGCCCATGCCCTCGCCTTGTAAGCGAGAGATGATAGTTCGATTCTATCTAGAGGCTTTAATACTAAAGCGTCTTGAGTTTCAAGACGCTTTAAATTTATAAGGAGAAAACAAATGGCTACTACTTTTAATTATACATTTTCATTGCATCCAAGTTCTCCATCTCTTCCGTTTTCAATTAAGACAGGTTCTTCAACTGATGCAAAAGTTTTTTATTTTATTCCTGATAAATATATAAAAACATTATTGACTTTTTCCGTTCCAGCTTATATGCAAAATAGTACATCTGGTGTAACACAATATAGATGGAATAATACTTGCAATTATGATACAGGAACCACTGTAAGATCAGGAACAAATGGGTCTACAGTCAGTAATAATTTAAAGAATGACTTTAATAATATCAATGGTGCCAAATAGGTATTGTGCGTTCGTGTTTAGTTTGATCATGCTAATACTAATTATACAGTTAATAGCACAACTTTTACTGGCACTTGTTATGTTCCTGAATCTTCTTCAGAAGTAGGATATATTGAAAAAGTTAAAGCCGGTGATACAATTACCAGAGCTGATATGGTAACTCTTCAAAAATATATAGATGATTTATACGCGGCTCAAGGACTTTCAAGCAATATTTCAATTGTAAATCCAAACGCAGGGACAAGTATTCTTCCTAGTAATTTTCAAAATTATATTAATAAAGCTAATGCTTTACCGTATGTAAGTAATTTAACATTGCCAGCACAAAACACTAGTATTACAGCAAACTATTATAATGCTATTGTTGATGCTTTACGCCCATAATAAATATTTGACTTTTTATAAAATTTATTATATAATATATAAGAAAGGAGCGATAAAATGCCTATCTTATACATAATGTCTGGCTGCCCTGGCAGCGGGAAAACTACGTGGGCTGATGAATTTATGAAAACGCATCCAGATGTGCGTTATGTCTCGCGTGACGAAATTCGTTTCTCTATGCTTAAAGAAAATGAAGATTATTTCGCGCATGAAACCGAAGTCTTTAATAAATTCGTGGGCACTATTGCCGCGACATTGATAGATGGTTTTGACGTTATTGCCGACGCGACGCACATCTCTATTGCTTCACGAGCAAAACTTCATAGCGCACTTCAAAAGAAGCATCTTAATGATAATGATTATGAAATTATTTTCGTATTCATGAATACTTCAATTTCAAATTGTATTGAATATAATGATAAGCGTCGTGGTCGCTCTTATGTAAGCCATTCCATATTGCGGCGAATGCATTGTCAAACCACGATGCCATCAAAAAATGAATTTTCAAATGTAAAGGAAGTATGGGTGATTAGTAATGGAAATCTTCTTCACCAGTGATACACATTTCATGCATAACGTTGGTTTTCTTTATGAACCGCGCGGCTTTACTAATATTGAAGATATGAATGAAGCCATTGTAGAAAGATGGAATAAAGTAGTTAAACCAGGTGATATTGTATATCATTTAGGTGATACTATGCTCAACGATACTGTGCGCGGATGTGAACTAATGAAGCGCTTAAATGGGCAAATCTTTCTCATCTGGGGAAACCATGAGAGTGATGCGCGAAAAAACGCTATTTTTAAAAATTGTCCAAATGTAATTGGCGGTTGGTATGCTTATGTAATTAAACATAAGAAAATGAATATTTATTTAAGTCATTACCCGACTTTAACCGCGAATTATGATGAAAAACATTTCTCACAACATGTATTAAATCTACACGGTCATACTCATCAGCAAAAAAATTTCCTATACCCTAACAATCCATTCTGTTATCATGTCGGCATGGATTCACATAATTGTACACCGGTTCATATAGATGAAGTAATGGCTGATGTTCGCCAGCGATGGCAAGATTTACAAACTTTAAAAATTCCTATAACAGAATTATATACTTATCCAATGTAAAATAAATGGAGGTAATTTTATGGAAAATAAATTTTTCTTACACCGCATTCGTAAAGATGGAGATAATTATACCTGTGGTATAGAAGTCCATGAGACACTAGATTCTGCAATACAGTCTTTTCATAGTCAGATGAAGATGGCTTATGATAACCCAAGCTACCCGAATATGACGTATGTTTCTTGTATGGTAACTGATGGCGATGATAAAATCGTTCCAGGATATAATGAAACTTGGAATAAAGGAAAAATTCATGATTTCTTTGTACATTATATCCGCCATGATGGAGAAAATTATGTTAAGGGCATTGATGTAAAGAGTGATTATGGCGAAGCTTGTCGTATGTATCATACATATTTAGAATATGGATATGGCAATCCTAGATTTCCAAATGTAAGTTTCGTCGCAGATAAAATTACCAATAGCCGCGGCATTGTTCATAAAAGTGAAACTTGGTCTAATTCAACAACTTGACTTTAATTTAAAATTATAGTATAATAAATTATAAAGAAAACCTACGACCTTGTAAAAAGGTTAAGATGAAAAGGAGAAAACGAATGAATAATTTTCTAAATGCGTTAAAGGATGAAACTAATTATACTTATACTGAAAATGGTGGAGTAACTCATAAGACTACTAAATCTGACCTATTGGATATGTTTGCCCTAGGCGGTTCCATGCGCAATCGCTCTGACGATGACGTAATTCTAATGTTTAAGAACGCTTATGCAGAGAATACTCTTTATGCGTTAAAGTGCCTATTTTATATGCGTAACTGCCGCGGCGGTCAGGGTGAACGTAGATTTTTCCGCGTTTGCATTCATTGGTTAGCTAATAACTATCCTGCCGTGGTTCGCCGCAATTTGAAGTTTATTCCTCTACTTGGGCGCTGGGATGATCTTTATTCCCTAGTTGATACCCCAATAGAAAAGGATATGTTCGGGCTATGGCGCGAGCAGTTACTATTAGATGTAAGTTGCGAAACCCCTTCTCTCGCGGCTAAGTGGGCATGTAGCGAAAATTGCAGCTCTCAAAAGTCCAAGATTCTTGGTAATAAGACTCGTAAAGCACTTGGCGATTTAACTTCTAAGGAATACCGCAAGATGCTTTCTATGCTTCGCCGTCGTATCAATATTGTTGAGTCTCTAATGTCCCAGGGACGTTGGGATGAAATTAAGTTTGACAAACTACCTTCAAAGGCGGGATTAAAGTATCGCAATGCTTTTGCCCGTAATGAATATACGCGTGAACGCTATGCTGCGTTTATGAGTAATAAAGAAACTAAGGTGAATGCTGGCGTACTAAATCCTGTTGACATTGCTAATCAGATTTTTTCCGTATATGGTCGGGCAACTTCTGTTGAGCGTAATGCTTGGCAGAAGTATTGGGACGCGCTTCCTGATTACTATCATGGTCATGAAGAACCCGGCATCGCGGTCGTAGATGTTAGCGGCTCTATGTGGGGCCAGCCACTATACGCGGCAGTCTCCATGGGCGCCTACATTGCTGAACGCGGCAAGGGGCCTTTCCGCAATCACTTTATTACGTTCTCTAATACTCCTGCGTTAGTAAAATTTGAAGGCGTAGACATTTATGATAAGTTTATGCGCGCTCATAACGCGGATTGGGGTGGCAGCACTAACATTGAAGCGGTATTTGACCTACTACTATCAACCGCACGCAAGAGCAAGGCCGCGGCTGATGATATGCCTAAAACTCTTTATATTTTTAGTGATATGGAATTCAATTGTTGCGTAACTTCCAATTCTCGACGCGGAGGCCTAAATGAAAATGGAATTCTAACTGTTATTGAAGCACAGCGTGAAAAGTGGCATCAGTATGGGTATGAGATTCCTCGTGTCATCTTCTGGAACCTTGACGCACGTCAGAATCAGATTCCAGCACTCAACGGTCCATTCTCATATATCTCTGGTTTCTCCATGAGCGGTATCGAGGCTGTGTTATCTGGTAAGGATGGTTATGATCTAATGATGGAAGTACTAAATTCTCCTGTTTATCAGGATATTAAATAAAAGGAAAGAATAATGGAAGTAAATAATATTTATGCGGGACAACGCGTATTATACAAAGTTAATAATTCAGCTTGGCGCGTTGGTAATCTAATTACCAACGGCGCTTTTCTTGGCGAAGATGGACTACGATTTATAGTACAAGACCCTGATGGTGAAAAAACCGATATGGGTATTCCGATTTCAAACTTATTTTTTGAAGCTGAGAAACTTCAAGATTGGGAAAAAGACCCATCCAATGATATTATTTATACAAAGCAAGAATTTATTGATTATATAAATAATGAAGACTTTGACGCGCGACTTGGCGAAGCATTTGTATCCGATGGAGAATATAAATATTATCGCGTAGCCCATTTTAATGAAGGTTGGATTAACCGACAACCATTTGATTATATTTTATGGTATACATGAGCCGATGAAAATCGGCTCTTTTTTTATTGACTTTTTTTAAAATTTATGCTATAATTATTATAGAAATTAAGGGGGAATAAATATGAATAAGATTTTAGAAGAAGTTAAAAATAAGCATGGATTAATTTTAAGCCGCGGCGTAAATGTACTTTTTACCGCGCTAGTTGGTAGTCAAAACTATGGACTTGCCACCGAAAATAGCGATGTAGATACTTATTCTTTTGTTCTACCTTCTTACGATAATTTTTTACTTGATAAAAAAACTCCTAATTATGAAATACAGTTAGATGATGGCAGCAAAGCGTGCGTTAAAGATATTCGTTTGTTTTGCCATTTATTAAAACAATCTAATCCTAATAGTATTGAATGTATTTTAAGTGATTATATTATATTTAATCCAGATTATGAAGAAGTATTAAAAGAATATTTATATGACGATACTCTTCTTTATTATATTGTTCATTGTAACAGTAATAGTATGTTAAATGCTATTGCTGGTACTATATTGGGATTGCATGGACGTAATATGACCCCTGGTAAAAAATATTCTCATATGATTCGTCTAATGGATTTATGTAATAAATATGTGGATAAAGAAGAAAATATCCATAATTATTTAAAACTATATGATGAAGATATAGAGCTTGCGCGCTCTGCAAAAGCAGGTAACGAACCGCATGTAACAGAAGAATTTTGCGCATTAATTGCTAAGCATGATGCAATGCTAATTGATGATTTAAAACTTCGTTATAAATCAAATAAATCCGAAGAAGCGTTCGGACAAATGCTAATTGATAATATGCAATGTGCAGTTATGTCTCGCTTTTTGGAACTAAATGGATGGACTAGAAAATGAAACCAAAACTAACAATTAAAAAAATTTTTAAGCATTTTAAAACTATTTTAAAGCACAAATTTTGGGTACTTTATTATTGTAGCCTATGTGGTATTACTTGGCGCGGCATTAAGCACGATATGAGTAAATTCAACCCAATTGAATTTTTTGAATCCGCACGTTATTGGACAGGAACAACTTCACCAATTACAGAAGCAAAGAAAGCAAACGGCTTTTCGCGCGCGTGGCTTCATCACCGCGGTCGCAACCCGCACCATTGGGCTTATTGGACGGATAATTATAGTGAAGGCTTAACAACTTATGTAATGCCAGAAAAAGATTTCACAGAAATGGTATGTGATTTTCTCGCGGCCGGTCGCGCATATAGCAAAAATTTTACTTATCGCGGCGAATATGAATGGTGGCTAAAAGATAAAGAACACGGTAATAAGGCTATGAATATTAAGAATAAAAATATGCTAGACGTTATTCTCTCCGACTTAGCCATTGCCGAACGAGAAAGTGCGCATGATAAAGAATATATGACACCAACTCAACTTTTGTATACAAATTATATTCATGAAGTATATAAGGCGAATTTATAAATTCACCTTTATTTTTTACTTGATTTTTTTTCAAAATTATAGTATAATAATTATACAAAAGGGAAAGGGGTACGAGTAATGGCTGTCGCAAAATCTTATGAAAATATGCAAGTAGTCGGTGAGCCTTTTGAACATGATGGTAAAATGTATGTACGCGTAAGCGGCCCATGTAAGCGCTGCGGCGGCTCTGGTCATTATTCTATGAACGCTCAGGGAGATACTACATGCTATCGTTGTAATGGCAGCGGCAAGGAAAATATGGAAGTCCGTTGGTATACTGACAAAGAACGCGCAGCACAGGACCGCGCCGCGGAAAAACGCGCGGAGAAGAAAAAGATTGAAGTAGAAAAGCGTGCGGTGCGTTTTAAGGCGCGTAATGCGTTTGGCTTCGGTGAGGCTGGCTATATTACTCTTGTAATTGGTGAACATGATGTAATTCAGTCTTGGCGCGACAAACTCCCCGAACATACTGTCTGGTATAATGAAATCTTCCATTGGTTTATCCCTTCTGACCGTACTCCCGCGGAAATTCCTTCTAATATTAAAACCATTAAGTTAGATTGGGATTCTATTAAAATTGATGATCTAGAAATGCGGCCGCGAAAAGAAGTTGAAGAATATGTTTCTTCTCTTGTTTACGAGCCGAGTAAAAGCACCTATCAGGGCGAAGTTGGCACTTGGCTTATTAAAGATGTTGTAATTAAAAGCAACATTGAATTAGATAGTCGTTTTGGTCTGTCTCATATGCATGTTATGGAAGATGAAGATGGCAATGTATATGTATGGACTACTGCGAGTAAAAATATTGCCGCGGGTACAGCACTTCATATGAAGATGAAAGTCAAGGAACATAAAGAATATAAAGGCACACAGCAGACTATTGTTTTTTATTGTAAGGAGGTCTAATATGACACTTTGGTTTGAAAATAGTTATGGTGACGCGCGAAAAATTGCTACTTGTAAGACGCGTGATGATGTTTATAAAGAAATTAACAAGTTCATTGAACAATGTAATGCCAAGAAACCAAAAGGCGCGCGGCCGTTCAAAAGCCATTATATCCGTAGTTGGGACCAAGATGGAAAGACTTGGTATGATGTTGGTAGTCATTCAGAATTTTTTTATACTATGGAGTAAAATATGAGTAATGAATATAAAGATTATATGTGTGATCGCGCACAGGATTGTCTTCTAGATGCCGGTTATTTAACAAGGACAGAATATTGTACCGAATGGGGGTCTGGCTATTTAGTTGTTGGCTATTCTCCTGAATGGAGAAAAAAAGTTTATTTTGTTTGGCTAGATGATGTAGAGGGTTGGAGTTTTAGAGAAGTTTTTCCTTGACTTTTTTCTAAAATTATGCTATAATAAATATATCAAAGGAAAGGAAAGTGAAAGTAAATGTTGAATGCGAATCAAGAACGCGAATTGGCCTATGTAGTAATTGTTGATGGTATTGAACCTATTCCAGGCTACGACCGCGTAGAACATGCCATTATCGGTGGATGGCGAGTTATTGTGCAGAAAGGCCAATTTAAGGTTGGCGACCCCGCGATTTATTTTGAAATTGACTCTCGCGTACCCTCTGATAAGGAGTGCTTCGCATTTCTTGAAAAGCGTAATTACAAGGTTAAGACCTTGAAGATGTGTAAAACTATTTCTCAGGGTTTGCTTATGCATCCATCTGATTTTGGTTGGGATTGGTACGTAGACGAAGAAAAAAATATTTCATATATTTATAATAATCAAACAGAAGAACGTTATTACCCTGATAATGAATCTCGTTTCCTAACCAAACAGCTTGGCGTAACCTACGCGGATGACGAAGACAATCAGCGTAAAGCCGCGCCAGTAGACAAGTATAAGAAAATGGCTTCTCGTCATCCTAATATCTTCAAGAAACCTTTTGTTCGTTGGCTAATGAAGTATAAGTTTGGTCGCGAAATTATGTTTTTCTTCTTTGGCAGAAAGAAGGATAAGAAGGGCGGATGGCCTGCTTGGGTCCAAAAGACAGATGAAGAGCGGGTGCAGAATATGCCTTGGATTCTTACTGACGAAGGTGATTGGGTAGCAACTGAAAAGATTGACGGCACTTCAACTACTTTTACTATGAAGCGCGGCAAGTTTGGTAAAAAGTCTTTCTATGTTTGTTCTCGTAATGTCTGCTTTGATAGCGTAGATAAACCTTGCTATTATGATAGCAATGTCTATTGGGAGATGGCTAAAAAGTATAATATTTTTGATGTACTTTCTAAAATGCTAGATAGCAATTCCTCAGAAGAATGGATTACTATTCAGGGAGAAACTTACGGTGAGGGTGTGCAGCGTCGTGAATATTCTATGAATGGTCATGACTTCGCGGCTTTCAACCTTGTATTCTCTACTAAGGGCCGTGTAGGCACTATGGAAATGATTGATATTCTTTCTCAATATAATGTTCCTTGTGTGCCTGTTGTTGAAGAAAAGATGAAAATTAATCAATTTGAAAATGTAGATGCCATTCTAAATTACGCAGAAGGCAATTCTAAGGTAGATGGCCAGCCCCGCGAAGGTATTGTATTCCGCACTCTTGATGGCACCAAATCTTTTAAGGCAGTAAGCAATAGTTTTCTACTAAAATATCATGGATAAAAAGGAGTAATTATGTTTATTTTCATTATTGGTATTCTTATTTTGATTGGTGGTTTTATTTTCGCTGCATATGCTAGTAAACAGTATAAAGGCAAGCCATTCGCTATGATTATAAGGGCTATTGCCTGTCTCTTATGCGTAGTTGCTGTTACCGGTTCATGTATTTCATACGTCCCTACCGGCTATACTGGTATTGTAACTACATTCGGTAAAGTACACGATATTACTCTTGATGCGGGTATTAATTTTCACGCACCTTGGGATAATGTAATCACTATGGATAATCGTGAGCAACGCGTTCCATTTGAAATGCAAGCATTCTCTTCTGATATTCAAGAAGTGTCTATTCGTGGTTCAGTAAATCTAAATATTGATAAGAAAACTGCGATGAATCTATATCGTGAAGTTGGTACAGACTATTTAAATATTTTAGTAACACCGCGCATTTCAGAAGAAATTAAGAGTGTAATCAGTAAATACACAGCAGAAGGGTTGATTACTAACCGTAATAATCTTTCTATTGAAATGTTGTCTCTACTAAAAGATGCGCTTGCTACTCAGGGAATTAACATTCTTTCCGTCACGGTTGAAGATATAGATTTTTCCGATGCTTTCACTAATGCTGTTGAAGCAAAGCAAGTTGCTACACAGGAAAAGCAGAAGGCACAAACCGAACAGGAACAGAAAACTATGGAAGCGCAGCAAGCCGCTGAACGCAAGAAAATTGAGGCATCCGCCGCGGCAGAAGTGCAGAAAATTGAAGCAGATGCGGCGGCATATGCGGTGCGTGTACAGGCAGAGGCACAAGCCGAAGCAAATACAAAGCTTAGTACCTCTATTACGGAAGAACTTATTAAATATAATTATGTACAGACTTGGGACGGAAAACTTCCTACTGTATCCACGGATAATGCTATGTCAATTATAAATATTCCAGAAATTACAGAATAATCAAATGTCTAAAAATTTAAGAATTTGGTATGCTTGGATTTATATGCCCAATGGTTATAAAGGAATAATTAAAATTAATTCATATGATGATTTAAGTAGAACTTGTGATGTAGTTTTTTCTGGTGGTATAACCGCAAAAGCACCAATGAATTGGATACATGCTTGTAATGGATGTATTTTACCTTGGGAAAAAGATAAAAAATGTCAAGATTAATTTCTTGACATTTTTTTAAAATTATAGTATAATTAATATATCAAGAGGAAAGGAAGTAGAAAAATGACTTACGCTGAATTCGTTTATCGCTTCAACCAGATGTATAATATTATTGATGAGACCCCAGAAGAACGTATCGCAAGGGCACTTGAACGTATCGCAGACGCAATGGAAAAAGAAAGTCAGGAAGGAGAAAAAGAAAATGGCTAATTATTTGATTGTTGCTCAGGAAAATACCTATCAGGGCAAGCATGGCATTGAAAATTGGACAATTGAAGATTGTGCCGATGCACAGGAAGCATCTGCTATTGGTCGTGAAATGTCCCTAAACCTAATTGACTCTTATAGTGAATTTTATAATTCATTTAAAGAAAATGCTGAATATTGGGCTGACCAGGAAGAAGAAGATCGTGGTGGAATTTTCACTGAGGAAGGTCGAGAAGAATATGTTGCCAATGCCATTGAAGAACAACGCGAAGACGCGGTATATTATATGTGTTGGAAACTTTCCGATAAATTTGATTATTCTTCTTTGAATAAAGAAGACGATTGGCGCGATATTGCTGATACTTATGGTGAGGAGGAATATTAATGACAACCATACTCCTCGGATTAATTTTAATTGTACTAATTGTCTCTGTACTAAATGATAATAACATGAGGTATTAATATGAATAAAGAAAATAAAATTAAAGCACTTGAATATCGTTATAATCTAATTATGAAGCGTGGATTCTATAATAATAAAATTGGTAATAAAATTCTTCGTAAGATTAGAAAGTTGGAGAGAGAAGCATGAATTGGTTTGGTTGGACAATCATCGGAATTTTGCTCGCAGCAATCCTGCTTGGCTTTTATGCGTTGTGCAAAGCCGGCAGCTGGTTCCATGAATAAGGTGTTTTATTTTACAGATGTACATGGAAACTTAAAATTATTTGATGCCGCGATAAAGTATTGCGAACAAATTGATCCCAATTATACCCTTATTTTCGGTGGTGACGCTATCGACCGTGGTGAAGATGGATACAAAATCATGAAAGCCCTTTTAAATAATCCACATGTTATTTATTTAAAAGGCAATCATGAAGATATGTTCGTCGCGGCAGCGCGTGAGTTTAAACAACATTTCCCTAATCCACAATTTGATGAAAAACGTTTAGACACAATTTTAAGCTCAACAATGGTCTTCGATTATAAATATCCAGCTCTTCAATTATCAATAACTAATCATGGAAAGCAAACTATTAAGGATTGGTTTTTAGATGGCTTAAATACAGAATTAATTGATAAACTTGATAAATTACCATTAACTTATTCTTATAAGAATCTAGATTTCTGTCACGCGGGCGGAGTTTATCCAGGCTTCATCGCGACGAATAAAGATAAATTTGTCATTGAAAATTTATTATGGAATCGTACAGCATTTGATTATGGATGGGCCCCAGAGAGAATTTGCATACACGGGCATACGCCAACAATGGCGATGCCGCGAAAATATTCTAAAAATATGTTAGTAGAAAATGCCCAACCAATTAAATACCGCGGCGATTTTGATGATAAATACACCGGATATAAAATCAATATGGATACCGGTGCTATATGGTCTAATAGATTATATCTTTTAGACTGCGACTCACTTACTTTTACACTACTAGATGGAAATACTCCAAAAGTACAAATCACAGAGAATGCCCCCATTAAATGCCAGTAAGAAGATCTTACTGGCATTATTTTTATATTTTGCGGGTTTTCCTAGATTTGTTTTGTTATGTTATTACATACAAACAGAGGGGAATTCTCGGGAGGTGACGCCAATGGAGCAGGAAATACTCAATTGGATATGGTCCAACATCTGGTAGATTATTGTTATCTTATCTCTATTTATTGAAATTACGCCAATCAAATGGAATCCCTTATCCTCAGCTTTCAAATGGCTTGGACGTAAATTAACAGCAAGAATTGAAGACGATTTAGCTGCTATTCATAAAGAAATAGAAGAAAATGAAAAAGACCGTATTCGTTGGGAGATACTTGATTTTGCAAACTCATGTCGCAATGGCAGGAAACACACGAAAGACGAATACCAGCATATAATGACTTTAAATGATAAATATACTAAGCTGCTTGAAAAAACTCACGATAAAAATGGCGTATTTGAAGCAGAATATGAATTCATTAAAAAACTATATGCTGAACGTCAAATAAAAAATGATTTTCTATAAGGAGGAATAGCTATGAAAGAATGGTTTAAAGCCGCGGGCGTACGCGCACTAAAAACAGTTGCTCAAACAGCAGTAGCCACAATTGGCACTAGCGCAGTTTTATCCGAAGTAGACTGGGTTATGGTCGCTTCTGCATCCGTATTAGCCGGTATTTTAAGTTTACTAACAAGTGTTGCTGGACTACCAGAACTTAAACAGCCAGAAGAAATTAAAGAGTAATTACTTGACTTTTTGTATTTTTTATAGTATAATATAAAAAAGAACAAAGGAGTAAGTAAATGGAAGAACGTCGCAGTAAAGAAAAAATTCTACCGCTTGAAATTTATACCGATGGTTCATTAAAGAAACGCGGTAATCAAACTTTTGGCGGTTGGGGTTTTATTGCGGTACAAGACAGCGTACAAATTGAGGCGCGCGCGGGTAGTGAAAAAGATACAACCAATCAGCGTATGGAATTAACTGCTATTGCAGAAGCATTGAAATATGCTTCCACTACCCGCCGCACTAATGAAAAAATTATTATTCATAGTGATTCTGCTTATGCTATTAATTGCTATCGTCAAGGGTGGTATCATGGATGGGTGGCAAACGGGTGGGTAAATTCTAAGGGAGATCCAGTAGCAAATCAAGATTTATGGTATCAAATCATTCCTTATTTTGATAATTTTTGGTATGAGTTTAGAAAAGTAGCTGGTCATGCGGGAAATTATTGGAATGAATGCTGCGATGATTTGGCGCAAGCACAGTCAGAAGCACTAAAACAAGAATATAGAGGTTAATATGGATAACGAAATTTATAGAGTAGGACGAGATGAATATGTCGGCTTCATGGATGAATTAAAACCAGAATGCCGCGACATAGAAATGTCTCATTTAAAAAATAGTACTATTGTAAAAGTATTAAGTAAAAAAACTGGTAAGCATCTATGTACTCGTATTATTCCAGAAGAGGATGAAGAGCAATATTATATTTTTAATATGCCAGATAATGATGAGCGGCAGCGCGGTCGCGCAATTAGAAAAATTATACTAGAAACACAAGAAGAAGTTCAATCTTTTTTTGACGCGCTTTCTAAGGTAATGAAGGAGAATAAACATGATTGAATTATTTACTGATATTCCAGAGGCGACAAAAGCGGGCGCGAAAATGATTTTTGATATTGCTAGTTAGTTAGGACCTACTAAAATGACAGATTTACTTAATAACTATACAAATGCTTGTGATGAAAATGAACAAGAATTTGTTCGTTTCTATTTTAATATGCGTATGAGGTAGTTAATAGATGAAAGTAATAATGATGAGCGGTAAAAGCGGCTCTGGAAAAGATGCCGTAGCAAATGCCTTTACTACAAAATTAGAAGCACAAAATAACAGGGTGCTTACTATTCATTTCGCCGATTTAGTAAAATTTTATGCTATTATATATTATAAATGGAATGGCGAAAAAGATGAAGCCGGACGCAAATTACTACAAACAATTGGCACAGAAATGATGCGCGCGTATGAGTCAGATTATTGGGCTGATATTGTAGCTAAATTTATTGACGCCGCGGCTGGTGATTTTGATATTGCACTTATCCCTGATTGGCGTTTTATTAATGAATATGAGCGTGTATGTCATTATAATGAAGATGTATGTGCGATTCGCATTGAGCGTTATAATCTAGATGGAACTGCTTATGTTAATCCTAGTATGACAACAGAGCAATTACGTCATGTCAGCGAAACACAGCTAGATAAGTTTGCGTTTGATTATATTATTGAAAATCGTGAGGGGCTTGAAGCTCTTGAAGATTCAGTTGATGTAATTATTGAAGATTTGATGAAGGAGTAATTGACTTTTTTAAAATCTTATAGTATAATATAAATATAAAAGAATAATTTTTATTCAAAAGAATAAAAAGCAGTAATTCTTTTATAGGCTTCCTACTTATCTTATGAAGGTGATATTTATGACAGTAAAAGAACGAATGCTTTATTTAACTTCTCGCGGAGTGACTATTACAGAATTTGCCAATAGAGTAAAATGTAGTAAAACTACTCTTGGTAGATGGCTTCGCAATGAAACCAATTTATCTAAAAGATTGGAAAGAGATTTAAATGAAGAAATAAATAAATATCTTCTTGAATTAGATGAAATTAGGGAGTGATTATATGGGTTTAATTTATATGAGAATTAGTCCTAGTGGAAAATATTATATAGGTCGTACTATCAATAAAGAAATTGATAGATGGAACGAACATGTTCGCCATGCAATAAATATTAATAGCAGTGATGGTTGTTGGTTATTAAATTAGGCTATTAGAAAATATGGCGGAGATAATTTTTCTGTTAAAATTTTAGAAGATAGCATTGAAGATTTTAATCTATTGCAAGAACGTGAAGAATATTGGATTAATTATTATGATGCTACAAACCCGAAAAAAGGATATAATCGTTCTCCTGGACGCGGAGGACACATAGCAAAAATAATACTTCAATATGATTTAAATGGAACGTTTATAAAAGAATGGAATAATATTGGAGAGATTCTACAATATTATAATTGGAATGAACGTAATTTATATGATTGTTTAAGTGGCAGTTATTCACATTTTCATAATTATTTATGGAAATATAAAGACGACCCAATTTCAATTACGGATTTAGTTCAAAAATATAAATTAAATCAATCACATCGCGGAGGTGGCACAATTATAACCTGTAAAGAAACCAATGAAAAATTCTCCTCGATGCGCGCTTTGGCACGATATTTAAATGTATCACATAGTAAAATAATAAAAATGTTCCAAAAGAATAATATTATTGAATACAATAATTTACATTATGTAAAAGGGGTATAAAATGAATTATTTTAATAGCGAGCCAATGAAATATTGGGCAATGCCAACAACTACAAGTCCAGAAATGCGAAGAATGAAATTAGAACAATTAGCACAAAGTAATGAATATCTTTTTGGTGAAAAGTACGATGGAAATTGGAGCCGCGCAATAATCACAAAAGAGCGTAATGCTCTTCAAACTCGTGGTATTAGTGTAAAAACTAAAACCTATGGTGAAATCCAAGATAAAGTAATGTTTTGGGACGCGGTAATAAATGCTTTTCAGAATGGTGATACGGTTATTCTTGGAGAAGTATACCGCAAGGGTGATATTGACCGCGATATAGGTTCTGTATTAAGATGTCTACCACCAAAAGCTTTGGCACGACAAAAAGATAATCCATTAAAGTGGCGTATCTTTGATGTTTTATGCTTTGATGGCCAAAATCTAATGGATACAGATTTTGAAGAACGTATTAAATATATTCCACAAGTAGTAAATAGAATTAATTCTCCATTGGTTGAAGGCGTTGAATACTATCCAATGGATGATACTTTCTTTGATAAAATGGGCAAAATTTTTGCCGCGGGAGGAGAAGGCGCGGTATGTTATAAACGTAATGCGCATTATGAAGCCGGCAAAAGGGGCCCACACGCTTGGGACAGTATTAAAGTTAAGCAAGAAATTTCATCTGATATTGACTGTTTTATTTTAAATACCGTGCCATGCGAAAAAAATTATAATGGCGGCGATATTGGTCATTGGCAATTTTGGGAGAACACGCGCACGGGCGAAAAGCTTTGCGGTGAGTATTACGGAGATT